GATCTTGCAGTATGTGGATAACCCACTTGTGCGTACACAGTTAGCATTTGGAGTTCGTAACTTCTCACGCTTCTATCGTGCGACTGAGGATTTCTATCGCCGTGCATATCGTATGGTTCGATACAACCCTGCATCTATCCGTAAGGCAGCACTGACATATGATGGTATTAGCCACAATGGTTTCATCCAAGAAGATGACCAAGGTGAGAAGTACTTCGTATATCCGATGTTAGAGCCAGCATATAGAGCAGTTCAGACTGCAATGACTGCACTTGGTGTACCTGCTGAATTTAAGGTACCAATGCCTATTCAATTTGGATCACAGGTAAAGATGCTTACACCATCTCTAAACCAAGATTCTATTATACCTACATTTAACGGTCCACTAGCAGGTGTATCTATTAAGACACTGACTAACCTAGTAGATATATTTGGCGCACCTGGAGCGGCAGATACTATTACTCAGTACACTTTGGGTAAGTATGCTGTAGATCAATCGTTTGTATCTGCTTTCCTACCAGCACACATCAACCGTTTTGTTGAAGCAATGGATAAGGATGAGCGTGATTCACAGTACGCAAGCGCTTGGCGCAAGGCAGTAACCTACCTTGAGGCAGCAGGTCACGGACTTAAATTAACTGAAGATGAGTTTGGGAATGTTATTCCTCCATCAATTCAGGAACAAGAAGAGTACCGTCAGCGTATCAAGAACACCACGCTTTCTATTATCGGTACACGTTTTGTGCTTGGATTCGTATTACCGGCAACGCCACAGGTACAACTCAAGGCTGATATGGCTCAGTGGATTAGCGATAATGGCAATGCCAACTTTAAGCAGGCTTGGAATAAACTCCTAGACCAATATCCTGGAGATTACGATGCTGCTATGGCTAAGTGGGTAGAACTATTTCCTAATCAAATACCTTTTACAGTAACTGAATCTGATAAGAAAACAGTTGCTGTAATTAGATACGCAGAAGAATCAGGTCTTTGGGCAGAAAAGAACGCTGATCTATTTGATAAGTATCCACAAGGTGCAGCATTTCTTATTCCTCACAAGTCAGGTTTCTCTTGGGACGCTTACACAACTATGAAGAATATGGGTCTAAAGTACAACAAGCGTGTAGATGACTTCCTTAAAGATGCCCAAACAGCGGCTGATTTGCAGACTTATTACTCAAAGAAAAACGAGTATGAAGTTGCTTTAGAGGAAAGCATTACAGATGTTGAGCGTTCTATAGCTCGTACAGAGTTTCAGGAGTGGGCTAAACTCTTCAAGGCTGGTCGTCCGTTAGTTCAAGAAGAACTAGCAGAAGGTGGCAAGAAGGCAGTTGCGCGTATTAACGCTATCAATGACCTGCGTAATATGATTGATGATCCAAAGGTCAAAGTTCGTGGTCCACTGCAAAAGCAACTTAAAGAGATGCTTGATCTTTACGACTCATATAAAACAGATAAAGAAATCTTCTCAGAAATCCCAGGTGGATCAAAGGTATCTTCATTCCTTAAAGAAGATACTATTGTCAAGATGCGTGAACTTTCACGAGCAAATGAAAATACTATAAGCGCATACAACACGTTATTCGCCTCACTGCTAGGAGATACAAGTGGCTAAACCAGATACATCATTTGATGATTTTATCAATGGTCTTAGTAAGGCAAAACCAGAGACCGTCTTAAAGATATCTCAGCAACTTAAAGATGCTAACCTGTATAAAGGTAAGATAACTGGCAAGTTTGATATCAAATTATACAATGCGCTTATAGAGGCAAAACAGGGATATAAAAGTGCAAACGCTTTTGCTAAAACATACGATCAACCAGTAGTAACTCCATTTGATTACCTTGAGCAAATTGGTATGGAAGGTGCTGATACTGGAGTTGCAGGAGCGCCTAGAACTACAGTTCAAACCTATGTGACCAGCCCATCTCAGACAGCCAAACTGCTAGATACCGTAGCCGAAGATCTACTAGGTCGTAAGTTAACCAAAGCTGAGAAGAACAAGTACACAAAACTTATCAACCAACAGCAAAAGCAACAGCCATCAGTTCGCACTGATGGTAAAGGATTCTCTAGTACTCGTGGTGGGGTAGATGAAACACAGTTTATTACCGAGCAAATCGGTGCTACGGCTGAGGCTAAGACCAACCGTGCCACAGATGCCTACGCAATTATGATGCAGGAACTTGGAGGTCTACGCTAATGGCTAAAACATTTGAAGAGTGGGCCGCCACCGAAGTACACGATCCAAAGAAAAAGATCAGTAACTTTGAAAAACTTTCAGCACCCTTTCTTATAGGTTCCTACAATACCTGGGGTGATGTATATGAAGCTGCCGGTATTAAGCCACCAAAGGAAAAGCCAAAGACCAAAGATACAAGTCCTGGTGAACCAGACGATATAGTTGACTTAATTAGGTTAACAGAGACTATCCTCTCTGGAAAAGAAAGCGGTATTCTTAGGTATGAACCAGGAACTGAGGAATATAAAGACGCTGCTGAAGATATTAAAAAAGACAAAGATCGTCTTAAAGAATTAAAGACACGTCTTGAAACAGCAAAAGGCGCTAAAACTGTTAAGAAAGAACAGGACGTTTACAAGGAAGAAATAGGCGCTTACGAAGCAAAAGTAAAAGCTGCTCAAAAGAAACTTCAAATTGCCAAAGATACAGGCGGGGATGTTAACACCGCACAGGCAGAACTAGATGAGATAGTTAAAGTTAAACCTATTGCTCCTTCTATAACTACAGAAGATGTAGGAATGGCTGGTCAGCCATCAGGGTACCGTAATATTGGCACTCAAAAGGTTGGCGTTACCCCAACAACCCCTGCTCCTGGCACACCAACTAAAGACGGTACGCCATCCAAAGGTGGTGCAGGTGGTGCAGGTGGTAAGGGTGTCAAAGGGAAAGAAACCCCTGTTCTTACAGATGCAGAGCAACGTGCTCAAGCCCTTGAAACAGCAGGTGAGAATTTTGATCTACCTGAAACAATCTTTAATAACGTACCTAGCCTAAAGCAAATTCTTAACCGTTATGTGAAAGAAGATTGGACTCCGGAAAAACTTCGTAAAGCAATTCGTGATGATGTCTGGTATCGCAAAAACTCTAAGGAAATTAAAGAAAGATATGTCCAGCTCTACAACTACCGTGACCTAGTAGCAACAGGTCAGGCAGATGGATCTACTGATTACGAAAAGCAGATCTCAACTCTTGAGCGTCAGATCGCTGACAAGGCTCGTCAAATGGGTTCTGGTATTGCATCAGATCCAGCAGCACTTCGTAAAGCTGCTGAGAATATGTATATTACAAATGTAGGTATTGATGATGCAATGACAACAGACTTTATCGCTGCTGCTATTCGACCAATTAAATCTATTATTGGTGGACAACCAACAGAAGGATACTCTGGTCAAGCTCTCAAGGACTACCAAGCAATCCAAAGCATTGCTCAAGCAAATGGATTCCGTGTTAAAGATATTGTTCCTGGTGGTTCTAACGAACGTCAAGTACTTGAAGGTATTGCAACTGGAAGGTTAGATGCAAACCGTATAGCACAGGATGCTCGTAGACTAGCGATGCAGGGTCAGCCAAAGTACGTCCGTGACCTATTAAGCCAAGGCTATAACTTAGATCAGGTCTTTGCTCCATATCGCCAGACAATGGCTAATCTCCTAGAGATTAACCCAGATGAAATTGATCTTAACGATTCAACACTACGTTCTGCTATTAGCGATAAGGGTGATATGAACCTTTACGACTTTAAGAAAACTCTTAAAGCAGATAAGCGTTGGCAATACACAGAAAATGCTAAGTCCGAAGTTTCGGATATGACACTTAAAATTCTTCGTGACTTTGGATTCCAGGGGTAATTATGGCTATCGAAAAAAATCTTCCATTAGATGATTATTTAGGAATAGACTCACTTAGCGGTATGAATACTGGCGCAACCGCAGGTGTTCCTCAAGGAGCTTTCGAAAAAGATGGACCTTTAGGTGGCGGTGCCAATAGACCTGTTTCTGAAACTCAGCCAGCAAGTGATTACTTAGGTACACAAACACTTGGTGGTGCTGGAATTGGAATAGCTGTTGATCCGGTTACTGCTAGTACTGCCAGTACTGCTACTACTGACCCTGTAAAACCAAAACTTATATCTACTTATACTGATGATGAAACTGGCGACGTCATTGATGTATATGAAGATGGAACAGAAGCAATCCGCAAAAAAGGTACAGTAAAACTTGACGCCACAAAAGCTGCTGAAGCTACTGCCGCAGCAACATTAGCAAAAAAAGTATCAGCCTTTGATATCTTGCGACGAGAATTTACAGCAAAAGGATTAGGGTTTCTTGTCGAGGCAGCAGAAAATGCCATTATGAATGAAGATTCAGATGCGGGCCGTCTTTTAGCATTACGTAATTCTCCTGCTTATCAACTGCGCTTTAGTGCTAATGCAGAGCGTATTAAAAAAGGTCTTACAGCACTTGATGAAGCAACATACCTTGGTATGGAAGATCAATACCAAGAGGTAATGCGCCAGTATGGATTACCTGCATCATATTATGCTAAGGACGCCACTGGAAAGCAAGCTGGTTTTGAACAGCTTCTTGCTAATGATGTCAGTAATATAGAATTAGGTGACCGTTTAATGGTAGCCCAGGATCGTGTACTCAAGTCTAACCCAGAAGTTCTTAGTGCTCTAAAGGGCTTTTATCCAGATATTACCAATGGAGATATCTTGGCTTACACGCTTGATCCTAAGAACGCTATTAAGGAAATCCAGCGCAAGGTTACTACTGCTGAAATTGGTGGTGCTGCGGTACGTTCTGGATTGAAAACTAACGTTTCAGATGCTGAGTACTTACAGCGTTATGGTGTTACAAAGGAAACAGCAGACCAAGGCTATGCAACTATTGCAGGTGGCCTACAGCGTGGTTCACAGTTGGCATCAATCTATGGAGAAGATCCATACACACAGGCAACTGCAGAGACAGAAATATTTAACGTTCCAGGTGCTCAAGAAGCACGCAAGCAACGTCAGAGAATTACTGGACTAGAGAAGGCCACCTTTAGTGGTCAATCCGGACTTACTCAAGGAGCCTTAGCACGAGATCGTGCAGGCGGTTACTAAATAATAAACCTGCCACTAGAACTACTGGCCTAGTGGAGCGACAACAATACCAGGAGTCAGAGCCATACCCAATCCCCATTGGAGTATGAGGCTGGCGAAATCAACTAACTGATAGGGAGATGGACTATGTCCAATTACGAGTACGAGGATGAAGATGACGATTTCACAAATGATTCGTCAAATGACCTTGTAAAGCAACTACGCAAGGCTTCAAAGCAAAAGGATAAAGAACTACAAGAGCTTCGTGCTCAGTTTGAAAACCTAAGCAAAGGCCAGCGCGAACGAGCAATTAAGGATGTCCTCGCAACTCGCGGGGTAAATAGCAAAATTGCTTCATTTATTCCGCAGGACATTGACCCAACTGAAGAGTCTTTGTCTAAATGGCTAGATGATTATGCCGATGTATTCGGCTATGAATCTGGTCAAACCCAGGCATCACCTAATGTAGATCCAGCTCAAGCGGCTGCGTATAAGAGAATGACTAACACTGCAGATGCTGGCGCTTCGCCAGAACATAACGCAGATATAATGCAAAAACTTCTCAATACCAATAGCCGCGAAGAACTAGATGAAGTCATTAGATTGTCTGGACTCTAACATCCGATCCTAAACAAGAAAGGCTAGACCAATATGGCTATCCCAACAGGTACCCCCACCTCTAGCTCGACGATCAGTGCTCTAGTACAGGCTGCATACGACCAATATGTCAGAATGGCGCTTCGCTCCATTCCAGTTATGCGTTCTCTTGCTGACGTCAAGCCAGTGCAACAGGCAATGCCAGGATCATCAGTTGTATTCTCAATCTATTCAGATTTAGCACAAGCTACTTCTACATTGACAGAAACATCAGATGTATCTTCCATTGCTCTTGGTAACCCTTCACAGGTTACAGTAACTCTGAACGAATACGGTTCAGCAGTAACAACA